TATCGGTAGTCAATGCCAACTGAGCCTTAGCCCTAGCAAATCCCCACCGATGCTTAGTCAACTCATTCTGGACTATACTATCGTAGAGTGCATTAGCAACTTGCTGAGATCGTGAGTTACCGATTAATGAGTTAATGGGTGTATCGCCTATTAAGACTAACGCAGCACTAACTAAATCAATTTTAGTTGCCATATTCCTACCTAAAAGAAATGGGGGGCCGAAACCCCCCGATAACTTATGAATCGCCTAATGCGGTTCCAGATGCACAGTCAATGCTAGTGCCACTGTTAGTTTTCACAAACGTGATTGTAACAGCAGCCGCATCGCTATCACTTACGATGATAACGTCATTAACTTGCAGCTCGTTGATTGCTGGAAGGAAGTAATCCGTACCAGTAACCGTGGCGATTGAATCGGTAGACGAATAAGCGAATACCTTTTGTGCATCACCACTCCCACCAATGCGGGACAGTTTCGTGTAATCGAAAGCCATTGTTAGTTACTCCTTAAGCAGTCTTGTCGTATTGAACTTTAACCAGACCACCCTCGTCGCGAACGACAGAGCCAGCTTTCAGCATACCGTTGCTCAACCAAGAGGTTCGCTCAGGAATCCAGTTAATTTCAGTTTTCATGTCAATGCCGACAGCCAAGCCAACAGCAGGACGCTGGTAGAACCAAGAGTCAACAATGTTAGCTGCCTCAGTCAAGCCGCCTTCAGTACGAGTTTCGATAATGATGAATTGGAACCCTACGAGAGTGTTCACTTCACCAGAAACAAGTGCCTTGATAGCTTGATAGTCAGCAGACGTTGCCTTCTCATCGTTCAACAACCCACCCAAACCTTCTGCTTCAATAGCAGCAAACAGTTCAGTGTTAGGTACACCTTGGTCACGCAGTTCAACTTGAGCTTGGATTACCTTAGCCATGGTCAAGTTAGCCGCTCCAGCAGCAACCGTAGTGGTCAGCGGAGTAGAAGCGTCCATAGCGTCGATAACCAACTGATCGCAACGACGACCCAAAGCACCAGCAATAGTCATTGCCAATTCTTGCTTCTCATCGAAGTTAACTTCAGCTTGGTCAAAGATGTCAGTGTACTCAGGAGCGTTCCAGTTGGCCAAAGTAGCCGTCTTGAACTCATGAGACACATCCATTGGAGTGACCAGATCAGAGGTTGATTTTTGGTTTGCAAGGCCTTTGCCCATGCGACGGAATTTGTAGGTATCACCTACAACATTGTTTCTTACAGTTACAGAATTCTTCAGCAAGCCCATACCTTGGTAGGCATGTTTTACCATGCTGTCAAACTCTGTTACTGCTACAGCAGATAAAGTTTTTGACATTAGTCTAATCCTCAAATTGTCAAATAATTCAACGCGAATGTTTCATGTGAAACACTTGCATGTTATGAGGTTTTTGACTGAGTGCCCGACAGATCGGTCAGTCTTCAACCCAAATCTGTCAGGCCCATAGATGGGGTGTCCGACTCCCTATATGATATCAGTTAGTTATATAAAAGCAAACTATCCAAATCTTTGAACATAAGGCTTATCACCGCCATATTCCTTCATCATGGCTTGGATCTTGCGTTCATGATTCTGATCTACTGATCTCATCAAGTTGCCATGCTCGTCTTTCTTGAACATCTCACGCTCGATATCGTCCCAAGTAATTCCACCAGGTTGGATATGGCCGTCAATAGGCAGTTTAGCAGGCGCAGTAGCATTGATTAATGCCTCTACTAGCTCAACTGACTCAGCACTATTAACCGCATAGCGTAGACGTTCGTAGGTATCACTATCGAGACTGTTCTTCATGAACTGCTCGACGGTCTTAATTCTTTCAATACCATTGTCACCAAGTTTAGCTATCTCAACTTCAGCGGAAACTTCTTCTACTGCCTCTGATTGTGCAGATAAAAGTTCCCATGCCTTATTAAAATAGTCCTGAGACATATTTGATTCGTTAGCAAAGCCAACTAACTCTTGCAATAGCTCATCATCAGAGTCAATACCGTCAGGCATTGAGTATCCGTCTTTAGGCGCACCCTTAAATGCACCAAACTTTTTCTCTAGTTCTGTGTACGCAGCAGCTTGATCCGCAACTGACTTGTATTTGTCAGCCTTGTACCACTCTGGACGTTCTCCAGTACCTTTGATCCCTTCAGTTAAGAAGTATTCGTTTTCCCCTAATTGCGGTTCAGCAGCATCTACCAAGCTCATTGGTTGCGCTTCTTCCAGGGTATCGTTTTCTACGGCCTGTTCGCTCATATTTATCTCCACGGATATTGAATGACAGCCCTTTTAGGACTGACCGTCTGATGTTTCAAACGGATTTCTACAAGTCTCCTACCCCCGTTGATTAGAGATAGGTCATTGATGTCTACCCAATCCACATGCCTCCCTTCTCGATAGCATCTGAACGCCCTAAACTTATGGAGATACTCAAACTTATCAAATCCATATTGTTCGGCTAGGTCATGCAACCATTCAAATTTAAATTCCTTACCAATTAGGTAGGTCTTTTCATCACAGGCTATTTCTGGCCCTGTAGACTCTACTTTTCTGGTGCGTTTCTTCTTAACTTCTTCTGTCATAGTTTCTCCGCTTGCTGGATTTGATGAACAACGTAACGCATGACGCCAGACTCACCGTTATGGTAAGCAGCTTCATAATTTATGTTCTGTGCCGCAAGAGAAGTGTCGTTTTCTAAAAGAAATCGTTTGCTCATGTCCTCTAGTACCTTGATGCCATCATCAGTGCTAAAACATCGACTGTAAGCCTTGGCTAGTTCAGCTTGTTTCTGCCTGATTGCACTCTGGGCCTCTCTTGCTTTTTCCTCGTTTACTTCTAAATCATCCCAACTCATTGAACGGCCTGTAGTTGTGGTGGTTGTTGAGCAGAACCCTGCATCTCCATCTGTTTAGCTTCCGCTCCAGCTTGGATAATGCGTTGTTTCTCTGAATCGTCTCGTACTAAATCAGAACTCATGCCCGTTTTCTCAGCTACCCAAGTACCAAAGTCCTCAATCTTAAATGCCATTTGCACTTGGTCAGGCCCAGCAGTACCTAGAACAAACTCGACCGCCTGTTGTACCGCTAGAATGTCCTCAGAATCCTGTGCTCGTGCTAGTGGTGACGTGAATTTGATCTCTACATCACGGCCATCTAGCTCAATAGGCGTGATTAAACCCCTACGGATCAGGATAGATACCACTCGTTTAAGGATTGGTATTAATACTTCAGTCTGTAATCGTCCAAATGCACTACCAATTCTCTTGGCTAGTTCTCTTGACTCGATAGCAATCTCCGTTGCAGTCCTAACTGGCCCCGCTGGGTCACGCAAGTCGTTAAACATGGCGATCTTGATGGCGTTCTGTAGCTCTACGATCTCAAACTGAGCTAATGACAGGCTAGATGACGTGTCTAAACGTTGTATAGACGGGTTATTGGTGTTGTTAGAACCTACTGGAATAACAATGCCAGGCGCTATAACCATATTGTATGGATTAGTCACCCCATCGTCCGTTGCAGTGTACATTCCCGCTAGATCAATAGCGGCTTTCTGCAATACGAACTCTTTAGCCTTGTTTAATGAGCGTACATCGGGCAGGGTTTGCATTGCTGGCCCTCTACCACGTACCTCACCAGCTACTTTTGTGTACCGTCCAGTGACCCAAGGTGAAGAATTACCAAAATCTTCTACCCATGACAGCCTTTCTTCCTGCTTAACCCATAGACAACCGTAGTATTTCTTGTCTTTAGGGTCATAAACCACGCCTTCAGACACCTCAACCTCGGTATCAGGCTTGTTATCGATCATGTTCTGGACAGTATTGGAAGGTTGAAAGCCTTTCCACATCCTTTCTAACAGTCTGGCCTTGACCTTAAACCGTCTCCAGTGGGTTTCAATCGTACCGTATGGCCCTTCTTCAAAGGCTATACCCTTCTGTGGGATGCAGTTAAAGACAATCGGCATTGCATCGTCTTCTGTCTCATCAATCTTAAGCGTAGCAGTACCCACTAATAGGTCTAGTGCAGCCTCGTAGAACTGAGTGCCAAAGTTAGACCGATTGATGTAGTCGAAAACAACCTCTGCTTGCTTCTCTAGGTTCTCTCTAATCTGCTTCTCGGTGACGTTAAAGTCTCCGGTCTCTAGTAGATTGAGAATCTCGTTGGATGGATTGAACGTAGCCCATCTAGCCCAGATCGGTG